TAGTAGGATAAATAAGTCATTAAGAGCTTGGAACTGTTAAATGGATGTTGTAAATTTTGCAAAATACCTATATAAGAAGATAGAACAGCGTGAGCAAGATATCTCAATGGTGTTAATAAGTGGCGGTGTACAGAATCAAGAGCAGTACCGTCAATTAGTGGGAGAGGCACAAGGACTCTCTTTCGCTAAAGAAGAAATCAAGTCCTTGCTGGAGAACAACGCAGACTATGACGAAGACACTTTACGTTCCTGATCATGTGGCGCAAAAAATAAACAAAGAAAAGAAAAACAACGTTGATTTAGACAGCGCATACGTAGATCCTAAAAACAAAGTTTTAGATCCTAGCTTATTAGATAAATCTTTGGTAGATAGACTTCCTCAACCTACAGGGTGGAGGTTGTTAGTTATGCCTTATCAAGGTAAGGCTACAACAGAAAAAGGGTTACATATTCCCGATCAAATTAGGGAAAGAGAGGCATTAGCTACTGTTGTGGCTTATGTTTTAAAGATTGGCCCTTTAGCTTATAAAGATCCAAATAAATTTGGAGATGATCCAAGTCCTTGGTGTTCAGAAGGAGAATGGATTTGTATAGGAAGATATGCTGGATCTAGGTTTAGAATTGATGGTGGTGAGGTTCGTATCATAAATGATGACGAAGTAATCGCTAAAATTTTAGAGCCAGATGATATTAAACACGTTTAAGGATATATTATGGAACAAAAAGTAGAAGTTGAAGAGGAACAAGAGGTTGAAATTAAAGTTGAGGAGAATCCTTCTGTGGATTCAAATACAAAAGATAATGCTACCTCTGCGCCTGAAGTGGTGGTTTCAGAAGAGAAACCAGAAGATAAAGAAGAAGAGTTAGATGATTATAGTAAGAGAGTTCAAAAACGAATAAAAACTCTTACAGAAAAATATCGTAACGAAGAGAGAGAAAGAGAAGAAGCTACACGTTTTGCTGCTACTGTAAAAGCAGAAAATGATGATCTGAAGAAAAGATTAGCTAATTTAGATACAGGCTATCTTAATGAATATGGAACTAGGTTAGAATCTCAGCTTTCTTCTGCTAAACAATTATTTAAAGAAGCCAGAGATGCTGGCGATTCAGAGAAGGAATTTGAAGCACAACAAGCTTTAGCTAAAATAACTGTTGAACAAGAACGTTATAGGTTAGCTAAACAAAGACAAGAACAGAACAAAGTGGAGGTGCAAAAAGCACCACAACAACAGCCACAACAATCTCAACCTCAACCTCAACCTCAACCTCAACCAGATGAAAAAGCCAAAAATTGGGCTGAAAAAAATGAATGGTTTGGTCAAGATGAAATCATGACCTATGCGGCCTTTGGTCTTCACAGAAAATTAACCGAAGAAGAAGGGTTTGACGCGAAGAGCGATGAGTATTATAATGAGATTGATTCAAGAATGAGAGCAGAGTTCCCACACAAGTTTAAGAACTCAGTTCCTAAAAACGGGGGAAGCACCAGAGTCGCATCGGCTGATACTTCCGCATCCCGCACAAAAAATACCGGGCGCAGGACCGTCAAGCTATCTCCTTCGCAAATTGCTATAGCGAAGAAACTTGGTGTTCCTCTTGAAGAATATGCAAAATATGTCAAAGATTGAGGATTATTATGGCAGATAGAACAGAACGGTCATTACAGAGTCGTGAAAAAACTACTAGAAGAAAACCTTGGGCCCCACCAAGCAGATTAGAAGCTCCTGCACCCAAAGAAGGGTATAGGCATCGTTGGATAAGAACTCAACTTAGGGGTGAGGACGATTCAATCAACGTTCATTCAAAATTGCGTGAAGGTTGGGAAGCTGTCCGAAGTGATGAATATCCTAACGAAGACTTCGCTACCATCGAAGATGGGAAACACGCAGGAGTCATTGGAAATGGTGGGCTTATGCTTGCCAGAATACCTGAAGAAACAGCAGAAGAGAGAAACGCATATTACCGGGATCGTACCCGTGACCAAATGAAAGCTGTAGATCAGGACTTAATGAAGGAACAACATCCTTCAATGCCGATTGAGAATAGTCGGCAAAGTCGTGTAACATTTGGTGGTCGTTCTAAGGATGACTCCAAGTAATTGTAATTTTTGCTATAGGAGATAAAAATGGCAAACATAAATGGAGCCTTCGGGTTACGTCCTATCGGTAAGCTAGGACAAAACACGAATTCTACTGGTATGTCTGGTTATACTCTCTACGAAATTGCAAATGGTAACTCTAATGTGATCTATCAAGGATCACCTGTTATCCCTTTATCTACAGGTTTTATTGACATTGTAGGTGCGGCAGCAGGTGGAACTGTGGGTCTGTTAGGTGCTTTTGCTGGTTGTGAGTATGTTTCCTCAACTACTGGAGAAACTGTGTTTTCAAACTACTGGCCTGGTTCAGGTGCAGATTCAAACTTTCCTGTGAAAGCTTTTGTTCATGATGATCCCATGCAGTTATATGTAATTGCATCAGACGCATCTTTGACAAATAAAGCTACTGCTTTAGCTCACAGGTTTGCAAACGCCAACTTCGCTTCAGGAACTTCTGGTTCAACAACCACTGGTATTTCAAGTGCTACACTAGCAGTAAGCACAGTAAATACTACTAATACGTTAAATTTACGTATTATGGGTTGGCAAGATGATCCAGAAAATGCTGATTTTAGTGCAGCTGGTATCCCTTTAATTGTTCGTTTAAACAACCACTTCAATTCACCGAATGGTGCTATTGCTGGTGGAACTGTTTCTACGACAGGCGTATAGGAGACTAAATAATGGCTATATCAAGAGCGCAATTAGCTAAAGAACTAGAGCCTGGTCTTAATGCCTTATTTGGCATGGAGTACGCTAGGTATGAAAATCAACACGCAGAAATTTTTACAACTGAAACATCGGATCGTTCCTTTGAAGAAGAAGTAATGCTTTCTGGTTTTGGAGCAGCACCGACTAAGTCGGAAGGTTCCGCTGTATCTTTTGACGATGCTAACGAAGCATTTACAGCAAGATATAATCATGAGACTATCGCACTTGCTTTCTCTATTACAGAAGAAGCAGTGGAAGATAATCTCTATGATAGACTATCTTCAAGATACACAAGAGCATTAGCTCGCTCCATGGCACACACAAAACAAGTTAAGGCAGCTGCTGTCTTAAATAATGCTTTTACCGCAGGTGCTTCAGCCGGTGGTGATGGAAAAGCATTGTGTGCTACCGATCACCCACTAACAAGTGGTGGTACGTTTGCTAACGAACCATCAACTGCAGCAGATCTTAACGAAACTTCTCTTGAAGATTCTTTAATTAACATTGCAGGTTTTGTTGATGAGCGTGGAATGAAAGTAGCTCTTCGTGGTACAAAATTAATTATTCCAAGACAGTTACAATTTGTTGCGGAAAGATTAATGAGTTCCACACTACGATCAGGAACAGCAGACAACGATGTGAATGCTATACGTTCCATGGGAATGCTTCCAGAAGGCTATGCTGTTAATGACTTTTTAACAGACACAGATGCTTTTTTCATTATGACAGATACTCCTAGAGGTTTCTTACATTTTGAAAGAGTTCCATTAGCTACACAAATGGAAGCTGATTTTGATACTGGAAACATGAGATATAAAGCCAGAGAAAGATATTCTTTTGGTTTTTCAGATCCTCGTTGCGTTTTCGGTTCACCTGGGGCATAATTAGTAATTCATAATTTACCTCCAACTCCAAGGGGCGAGTAATCGCCTCCAACTTTAAGGGGCGAATAATCGCCCCTTTATTTTTTTTAGAAACTATCCTATACTGTTAATGCCTGACAGTTACATTGTGTAACTGACGTTTAAAGACAGGAGAAAATAAATGGCAAATACAACTTTTAAAGGTACTTTACGTTCTGAAGGTGGTTATAGTTCAATAGCTACAGCAGCATCAACGGGTACTGAAACCACACAAATGTCTATTAGTTCTGCGGGATTTACTTCTTTAGATGCTAATACAATGGCTACTGAAGCCGGAACTGGTATTACTGGTGGAACTGGAACCATTTACAGAAGCTCTGTAATTAGAGAAGGTGGTATCATCAAGACTAGTATTCTTATTGATTTAACAGGTCTTAGATCAACAGCAAATGGTGATATTATCGGTGTAGATGGAACATCTAACGTATGTCACATAGGACAGATCACTGCAGCTAGAAATGGTACAATACTTGCGGGTAGAATGACTTGTTTTGAAGCTCCTACGGGTGGTGATCCAGATATCAACGTACACTCTGCTACAGAGGGAACTGGTGTTGAAGATGGAGCGATTTCTGATTTAACAGAAACTCTACTAGTAAACTCAGGAGATCTTGCACTAGGTACTGTTGTCACATTTTCAGCCGTACCAGCAGCAGATGAGTTTTTATATCTAACTCTTGGTGCTACAACAAATGCCGATTACACAGCAGGAAAGTTACTCATAGAACTTTTTGGGTATGAAGCTTAATTAATAGGAGAAAAATATGGCTGATGCAGTTGCAAGTCAAACAATCCTAGATGGTCCCAAAGAAGTCGTGATGAAATTTACTAATATCAGTGATGGCACTGGAGAGAGTGCCGTTACTAAAGTTGATGTTAGTGCATTATCAAAAGGCACGGATGGAGCAACTTGTACTGGAGTTTCTATTCAACAAATCTGGTGGCAGTGTACTGGAATGAAAGTAAGTATCTTTTTTGATGCTACTTCTGACGTTTTAGCTATACAACTTGGTGAAAATCAAAGTGGACATCACGATTATAGAAGTTTTGGTGGATTACCAAATAATGCTGGTAGTGGTAAAACTGGAGATATTCAGTTTACAACAGTTGGTCACGATAATACAGATACATACACTGTTATCTTAGCCATGCGTAAGAACTATTGATCATGACAAAAGAGATTATTGTAGGTGTAACAATATCGTGTAGTTTTGGTGCGATTGCTTGGATAGTCGCAACTTTAATTTCTGTAGATAAAAGAACAGAAGTTATGGCTGTCCAAGTAAGCGCAAACCATGAAATGCTAACACCTCTGTGGGAAGATTTTATACAAAGGAAAAACTCTTATGGTGATTTCAAGATTACAGATGAAGAAACAAATATCAAAACCTCCTTTAAAGAAGAAAAAGAAGAAGGTAAAAAAGAAAGCTGGTAAGTAATGGCAGTTTCTGGAAGCAAAGATTTTGAATTAGATGTAGCAGAATATATCGAAGAAGCTTATGAACGTTGTGGTATAGAGGTTCGGACAGGGTATGATTTAAAAAGTGCCAAAAGATCTTTAAATCTTTTATTAGCAGAATGGGCGAACAGAGGTTTAAATCAATGGACAATCAAACAAAGAACGTTAAGTTTAACTTTAGCTGATGGTGAATATGATTTGGGTACAGATGTTATTGATGTACTGTCTGCTGTTGTAAGAAGAAGTGGTACAGATTTAACCATGCAAAGAATAAGTAGAGATGCTTTTTTAGCTATTCCTACTAAAACAACACAAGGAAGACCGACACAATATTTTTTAGATAGACAGTTAACTCCTAATTTAAAAATATGGCCTATTCCAGAAAATAGCACAGACACAATTATTTATGATGCTATTACCAGAATGGATGATGCGGATGCACAAGTAAACACATTAGATTTACCTTTTCGTTTTTACCCTTGTTTAGTTGCAGGTTTGGCTTATTATATTTCAATGAAAAGATCGCCAGAAAGAGTTCAGTTGTTGAAAACAGTATATGAAGAAGAGTTTCAAAGAGCCGCAGCAGAAGATGATGATCGAGTTTCTTTAAAACTACAACCTGATATGCAGTATTTGAGGTTATAATGACACGATATGCTTCTAATAAAAATGCTTTTGGTATATCAGATAGATCTGGATTTAGGTACAGATTAAGAGATATGAAGAAGGAATGGAATGGTTTGATTGTA